GCAGTAGCAGGAGGCTCATATACTAGACCGGCGGCACCAGAAGTTCGAAGCACTCCTGGCCGCTCGCGCGGATCTGCACGACAAACGACACCCGAGTTGGCTCGTCGACAAAGATCGTAGTCGCCATACGAGCCCCCACGACCGCCGTGCCCTGAGCAAACCGCAGATAGAACGATGGCAACAAAACTCGATTCTTCATGTCGAAACGGAAAAATCGCTGAGTGCCAGACTGGTTGATGACGACGTAGCGGCCCTCGTTCGTCCACACGTCATGGGCCACGCAGGTGCCGGTCGTAAAGGTTGGCCCCGCATTGCCGACGGCGATTGCCGCGCTCCAGCTGCCCGTCGCCGCGCCAGCGATGTCGAATAGATCAACCGTTGCCACAGCGCCGCCGCGAAACACAAAGATATGCGAGTTGCGGCTGTTCTTTTCGGAGTCGGGCGCAATCGAAAACGCATGCGCCGCCACGCTGCCCGCCGCATGCGCCGCCGATCGCGCCGCGAAGGTGCTCGTGTCCCAGGTGTTGGCGGCGATCTGGTAGGTGTACGTCGACGTCGTTGCCGTCGTCCAAAGCAAAATGCGGTCGCCGTTGTTTTCAATCACGAACTTGGCCGATGCGCTCGGCGTGACCGTCCAGGTCGGCACGGTATACACCGCCGACGGCCCCGCTGTGTGGCTGGTGATGTTGCGCCGCTGGCCGACGCTGGTGGGCGTGGTCGTGTCCTCAACGATGCGAATCTGGAAGTTGCGGAACTCGTTGGCGACCACGGCAAAATCGAGTGTGCTCACCGCGCCGGTAATCGACGTTGATGCCGAAGCGGTCGCCGTAATCACGCCGAAGTACCCGGTTCCCGGTGTCCGGTTGTACGGCACATAGCCCTCGTCGAGGCCAATAAAACTGGAATCGGTGGACATCGTCGCCGGGAGGTTAGTGTTCGACAAATTGGCGCTGTAGCTATTTGTCGCCACGTCATAATGCTTAAATGCGCCCGCCGCCAGCGCGCCAGACGACAGTAGGAACACGCGGCCGCTGAGGATTTCGTAGCCGTCGCCACTGGCCGGCGTAAACGTAAGCGCCGAGTCTAATGTCAGCGTCGGCGTGGTGCCAGCCGTGTTGGCGGTGATGTAACGCTCCTCGACTTTACCGGAGCCGCCCGCAGTGTTGCCGATGATGCGGATCTTAAACCCGCGCTCGTCGCCCCGATTGGCTAGTTGGTTGACGCCGACCGCCGCCGGTAGCGCAGTGGTCAGGGTCAGGCGAGTAGTCGTCGCGCCCGCCGCAATCGTACCGCGCGGGCCCTGCGACGGCATCATGACGCACCCCGCGCCCGCGCCGAATGTGCCGGCCAGTCCTGGAGATCCGAGCAACGACCAGTCGTCCGAGTACGGATTGTGGGCCTCGAACGCCGTGGCAGAGCGCAGAAAATACAACAGCGGATGGCGGTCAGTGTTGTTACGCAGGTCCTGCGCCATGGACCCACCGGCGGCGTGAACCGCCTGCGTCGGCGCTATTGGCCGCCATTCGGGCTTGTCGATGATGCGCTTGAAGTTCAGTGTCGTCGGCATTAGGTAATTCTCCCTCGCACGTTTTGTGCCCAGTTGGCACGCATGAGTTGGTCGATATGCACGTCTTTAATCGCAAAGCCGCCCAGCTGATTCAGCGACGTCACGGCCGAGCAGGTCGTCAGCGTGGACACCGTCGTCACCGTTGACACCGTCGTCACCGTTGACACCGTCGTCACCGTACCCGACTGCACCTCGACCCTCGCCGCGCCCGTAATCGGGTTCAGCCAGAGCGGCCGCACGATGGCGTTGACCGCGTTTTTAAGGCTGGCCTGGATGTCTTGCAGCGATGCCCACAGCGCCCCGCGACCGGCCCCAGGAGACGCCTCCTCCACCACAAGATGAATGGCGCTATCCGGCGTGCCGTCGGTCACCTTCATGCGCTGGAAATTGTGGCCGCCGACCTCGTCGGTCGCGATCGACGTGCCAGAGCCAGCGGTAATTGCGACGTTGTCGGCCATTACGAACCGCCCGCCGGAACAGTAAGCGTGTACGTGAACTGAATGCTGTCACCGTTCACGACGTTGATGGCCGAAAACGTGCGCCGGTCCCAGAGCGTGCCAGATGTCGAGGCCGAAAAAAGGCCCCACTCGGTGATGGCCAGGGTCGATGTGAAATTGAAGGTCGCCACCGTCCGATACTGCCCGGCCGTCGGCGTGCTCTGTGTGCCGCTCACCCGCGACAGGCCCGACGGCGTCTGCAGTGCCGTATCGCCGATGGCCATGGCCGTCGTCCCGGTGCCGCAATCCTGAAAGTTAAAGGCGTTGATGCGAGCCGACGACCCAGACAGGAAGTCGGCGGCAAGATAGTTGGCCCCGGCGGTCGTCACCAGGCCAAACAGCACGCCAGGGTCTTGGCCGGCCAATTCCGGGTTCGCCGCCGCCCACAACGCGAACGCGGCAAGCGACAGATGCGGCAACCACTGCCGCCACCGCTCCCATTCGCGCTCCCAATGCTTTTTCTGGCCGCCCAGCGCGATCTCTCGCGCCGAGCCGTCTGCCCTAATTACGACCGCCGCCAGTTCGGCGCGGGTTATGAGTTGCTGCTCCATGGATGCCTCCTAACGCTGTCTCACGCGGATCGTCAGACTGCGCTCGTCTGTCCGCCCGCCATCGGTCACAATGCGATTGGTGACCAGATAATCCGTGCCCGCCACGCCACCGGACAACCAAACGGTAGTAACCGTGCCGCCGGAAATGCCGCTGGTGATCTGCGTCAAACCAGCCGCGACGGTCCAGGTGGACGTCGTGACAGTCTCGCCCGCTGCCAGCCAGCCATCCATGCCCCAATCGAACCCATAGTCGAGTTCTGCAGCTGGATCTTTAACTAGAACCGGAATCACCATGTGATTAGTTTACCCGACTCTCCAGGCTGGCCCTCAGTTCGACCACCGTCACGCCGACTACCTCGACCTCACCGAGCAACCAGAACGCCGCGCTCTCTGGATGCGGCAGCCGGTCCACATACTGCACCGCCTCGACCTCGCGCCCAGCCTCCCGATAGCGAATCGCGACGCGATAGCCGGTGATGCTGGCGTCGCTCGACGCAATCCATATCTGCTGCGCCTTGCGGTCCGGAAATATGGGCATGCCCGTAATGCGGCGCATGGCCGGATAATCAACGCACATCACGCGCACGTAGCCCGTGGCCGTAATGCGCTGCTGGCCGCACAAGTCAGCCAGCGCGGGTGCGGCAAGTAGTAGCAGTGCGAATATAGTCCTCATTGTGCCTCCTCCGTGAATTCGCTGATGCAGTCCAGCCCAAAATGGGCATTGACGAACCTAAGCAGTCTCTCGACGTCGATTCGCAGCCGCCTTCCGGTCGGCGTGTGCGAGGAATCGTAAATCCACTCGTTGGTCAGGCGGTCGTGCGGCGACAAAAGCGTTGCGTTGCCGGACGCATCCATTACGCGCATCTCGCCGCTGGTCGCGTAGAAAGACGCCCCGTTGGTCAGCGTCCCGACAGGCGCAGTGCCGTTGAAAATCTGCAGCGCCTTCGTTCCAGCCGTCGTGGCCCTTGTCCCGTTGCCGCCAATGCAGACATTGCCGCCATCGGCATTCAGGACCAAGTTCCGCCAGGCAACACCGGGTGCTAGAGCGCCGATGAAGCCGACGTTGTTGGTCGAGTTCCAGCTAAAGTACAAATTCCCCGACGAGCTTGCGCTGCCAGGACCGACCAAGACAAACTTATTGTCGTAGGCGCTGACGGGAGCGCCGCTGGTCGTGTCGTTGGCCGTCACGACCTCCAGCTTCGCAGCGACCGGCGTAGCGGCACTGATGCCTACATTGCCGCCGTTCGGCTGCAGCTCCAGGTTGTAGCTCAAGGCCAGATTGGATCGGTCGGTCACCTGCATCCACGTATTGCCGTTCGACCGGCTGCCGATGTCCATCGCCGAGTTGACCGTCACAAACCGTGCCGTGCCGGTGGGCACCGTCCCCGACGTCGCCGGGCCGCCCTGCGTCCCGACAACGTGCAGCGTAAGGTCGGGCGAGTTGGTGGCTAGGCCGAACCTTCCAGCCGTTGTAAGCCGCGCCCGCTCGACCTGCGACCCGGTCTGGAAAATGATGGCGTCGGTAGTGCCCGCGCCGCTGGTCGAGCGCAGCGTCAGTGTCGAGCCAGCCGCACTGCCGCCAGTGACCGTGGGCATGGTGCCAGCCGAGGCCGATACGACGACGTTCGACAGCGTGTAGCCGCCGCCGTTGACGTTGTCGCCCCAGGCCCGAATGTCGTTGCCAAGATTGTTCACATCGGTGAACGAGAGCGTGTCGCTGGCGATAAAATTGACTCGCGACAGCCAGGGCATGCTATTCCTTCGCCTCGACGCGCACCAGCGCCGTGGCGTCGGCGTTCATCTGGTAGGTGTCGTTGGCGTCAACCTCGTGCGCCTCCAAAATCGTCTGCAGCACCATCTGCACGGTCATCTGCAGCGCCTTCTCAATGTCCTGTAGAGGCGCGATCTTCGCCCGATTGGCGTTGATCTCCATCACGCACTGGTTCAGCCGCGCCTGCTGTTGTTTCGTTAGTTGGATCGTGTCCATAAATCTATTATGTGGTACGAATGCCGCCCGTGAACCCGAACGTCGCCGAAGTCAGGCCCGATGCGCTGCCCACCGATGTCGTCGTCGAGGAAACGTTGGAAACGAGCGTGCTGCTGTTGCGAGTGAGGCTCACCGTGGATTGCGAAGAAAACTGCGAGATGTTGGCCGAAGTCGAGCTGATCGTATGGATCACCGTGTCGGTTTGCGGGTTGCTGGAGTGGTCAAGGTAGTTCAGCGTGATAGTCGTGTAGCTGATTCCCGTCACGACTGAGGTCGTCGAGGTGTTCACGTTGGTCACGACCGTCTGGCTGGCCGGGGCGTCGAGGTAGTTGATGGTTGTCGTCGTCTGGCCAACCGAAGAAACAACCGTTGCACTGCTCACGGTCAGGCCGGTGAGGACGCTGTTGGAAGCGGTGACGCCGGATGCTGTTCCAACTGAAAACACTCCGCCAGACAACAGCGAGACGCCGTCAGAAGTAAACTGCGCGAATGATGAGCCCGAACCGTAAATCCGAAAGACTCCGCCAGATGTGTTGGCCGTCAGACGAAATCGCTCTGCAGCATTTGCGTCGTAGAGCGTCATGAGCGTGTTGCCGCCGAATGCGCCATTCAGGAAAAACTTTAACCCAGATGACAGCGTGTTCCCAATCTGAATCACTCCGGGTCCAATCATTACCGGGCTTTCTTGGCCGCTGGTTGTGCTGTACACGCGCAAACCGTTGTTGTAGCCGTAGGCCGCGCCGTTTGAGATCTCCGCGACAGTGCCGTTCAAATTCAGCGTGAACGTCGCATCGTTAATCGTCACGTTGCCGCTACTGTCGGCCTTCAGCTTGCCGTTGGCGTAGCTCGTGCCGCCCACCGACAGCGTCTTCAGCCAACCGCCTTCGTTGCCAGACTCGACGCCGATAAAGCCGATCTGTGAGCCGCTCGCGTTGTAAACGCCAAACTTGCCGGGCTTCGACCCACCGCCGCCGACACTGATTTCGGTCGCGTCCAGCTTGGCGGTTGTGACGGCGTTGGCGGCGATCTGCGTTGCGCCGATGGCGTTGGCCGCCACCTTGCCCGCGATCACCGCGTTTGCGGCGATCTCGTTTGAGGTGATGGCGTTGGCTTGTAGCTTCGGAGTGGATATGGAGCCAGACGCAATGGCCGTTTCGGTGATCTGCGACGCAGCGACAATAATCTTTCCGCCGCTAATGGTGAACAGGTCGCTCGACGCCGGAAGGTACTTCCGCAGGTCCAACGTTCCCGTGGCGCTGCCGATATTCAGGGTGTTTTGCGGTGTACCGGCGACTTCGGAGTTCGTGCGGTTGTTGACGTCGAAGCTGACCAGCTTGGCCGTCACCGTTGTGGCCGCCGCCGGATTCGGGATGTTGACCGAGATGGGCGACGGCGTCGCGGCCACCGACGACAGCAGCGTTGCGCCGTCGTAGACGCGCAGTTCAACGCCGCCCCAGGTCACATCATTCGGCGCGGTGAACGTCGCCGTGATGCGCTGTAGCGTAGTGCCGTCCGACCCAGCCACCGTTGCCGCCGCAAACGATGCGCCGGTCACATGCGAGGTCCATTCCGTGCCAGCCGTCCCAGCCGACGGCGGCGAGACCGCGATGGTAGCCGACGGCGTGCCCACTGCCGGGTTGCGCCCGTCCGTGTTGGCGTTGGCGTTGTTGTCGATCGAAACGGCGTAGAACAGCCAAGTCGCCGCCGCTTGCGGAAATGCCGAGAACTCTGCCGTCAGGCCGGTGCCTGTCTCCGCTCCGGTGACCTGGATTTTCTCGTTGCCCGGCAGGTGCAGCCAGATCACCACGCCGCCCCATCTTGCCAGCGCCGCCGCGCCGCTTGGTTGCGCCCACGCCAGGTCGATCAGCAGGGACTTCTGCCCTTGCCCGTTGGTCACGTAGCGGGCGTTGGTGGCAGCAAAACCGGTCACGTTGTCGGCGTAGGGCGTCAGCACTGGCCGACTAGCCAGCGGCCAAGTAACAGTCGCGTCGGCGGTTGGAGTCAGGCCTGCCACGATAGTGTTGATGCGCGGCTTCTCGCTCGCGTCCATCGACACAAACCAACAACGGATGATCGACGACCCAACGTAAAGGTCGTACCAGTCGCTGCGTGCCGTTGTCTCATTGACCGCCAGCGCCGGGCCTTGCGCCCGGTTGCCGTCGGCGTACTCGTAAACGATCTGCACGCCGCCGAACTCGCGTTGCCAGGCCGCCGGAGGCGACGCTGGCGCAGTCCAGCCGAACACCAGCCTGTACTTCGGCGAGGCTACTTGTGAGTCGTCGTACTGCACGGTCACGCTCACGCCGGTCACCAGCCGCGCGTATTCTTCTCCGGACTGATAGACGGTGTCGCCGACGGAGATGGTCACGTTGGGCGTTGCATTGGTGTTGCCTGCGCGGACCAACTCGGCTTCGGCCGTCTCGCTGTAGCTGGCCAAGTAGAACCGTTTGGTCTCCGCCTGCGTCGGGCGCGGAATGTAGATCGTTGCGGGACTGGTGAGATGGTAGCCGCGGTCGATCGGTGCAAAGGTACCGCCAAGGTTGCGCGTGCCGCCCAGGGTCGCGGAGGAGTTGAGTGGCACGGCGCCGCCGGTGCTCTGGTCCACTGGCTCTTCCCAGACGTGGACGCCGACAAAGTCGCCCAGCGGCGATGGTGCGGTGAAAAACAGCTTCACCCGAAGCGTTGTCTCGTCGGCAAACTCGCTGGTCGCCGTGAGGCCCGTGACGTTGTCGGGTGCCGTCGGCGTGCTCGTGCTGTTGGTGCCGCCGCTGGTGCCGCTGATAGTCGCGATGGCCCCGCCCATGCCGGCCAACGCCCGCCAGTACTCCTGCACGCCGACAATGCTCGTGCCGGTGATGGCGCGGACGCGGAAGCGGAGATAAAGCCCGGCCACGTCGGTCACCTGGACATCGTGGATGAGGTACGACGACGACGAAACGCCGCGCGGCGTGTTGGCGATGGTCTGGATCTGGCCAGGCCGCAACGTCACGCAGAGCGGCTCTACCTGCTCGTCCGTCTCGTAGCTGATTTCGGTCACCGGGTCCTTCTTCGCCGCGATGACCTGTTGGGCCTCGACCAACGCCTGCACCTGCCCCAGGTCGCGCTCCAAAAACGCCTCGTAGCGTCCGCTGCCGCCGCCCTCCTGCGTGATCGTGCTGGTGATGTCGCTCGCATCTTCCGCCGTGATCGTGTCAGCGCCAAGTGCCCGGTAGGATACCGTCAGCGTGTCGGCGCTGGTCAGCACGTCGCCACCAGCATCTTGGCGAATCGCAGTCGCGCCGAACTGCCAATACCATGCCTTGTCCGTGTCCGACAAATACTGCCCGAAGTCTACATCTTGGTCGTTCAGCCGAATGCTTACGATTTGCCCCAGCCGCCGCGACAGCGTAAAGGCCCGCGCCGTTCCGTCGCCCGTGAAGGGCTCCACCAGCGCCGCCACCTGCTCAGACGGAACGCGCGACAGCGTGGCGTTGGTCTTGTCCTCGCGGGTGCGCCGGGCCTGCAGCGAGCGATAATTGGCGCTGCTTGTCGAAATACTGAACGGCGCCGTCGCAAACGTGCGCGGCTTAAAAAACAGCTCGCGGTCTTCGTCGATCCACCAGACAAAGTTACACAACGCCGCCAGCTGCCCAATGGCCTCCGATACCGTGGTCGATGCGTCAAACGTGACCACGTCCACCACGACACCGTCATCGACGTTGGTGGTGCCGATGCCTTCGTTCGACGCAAAGTTCGTGATCAGGTCTTTGACGATCAGCCCGGCGCGACCAGTCACAAGCACTTGGTCGAGCGTGCCAGTGTCGGTGATATCCACCGCGCCGCCGCCAGAGGTCAGCGACAGTTGCAGCGTGGTCGCCCCGGCGTTGACGACAAAGTACTCTATGGTGCCGCTCAATCCGCCGCAAATGGCCCCCTGCGCGTGCGCCTTGACCCGGACCTTGTCACCATTCACCCTGCCATGCGCGGACGCCGTGGTGAGCGTATTCGTGCTGGCGTCGGCAGTGTAGACGTAGCTGCCGTCGTAGTGCGCGGGCAATGCCGTCGATGGATTGAAGCACCGCCGCCGGTCGAGCCGCTGCTCCCAGGTGATGCCGCTGATTTCGTAGAAGGCGCCTGCCGCGGCGCCTGCTTCGGTGATCGACACTTCTGATACTTCGTCGATGCTGCCCGCCCAAAGCTTGTTGCCACCGGTCCAGATTTCAACCAACTGGCCCTGCTGCGGCCGATACGCGCCGCTGGTCGAAACCACTCGACAGCCAAACGTAGCCCGGTTGCCCAATGTCGCCGACAGCGAAAGCGTGTAGGGCACAATTTCGCGGATGGATCCGCCGATGTAAACGTCGATGCTCACTGAGGTATCACTCCGAGCAGTTTAAGCTCACGGGTCAAAGCGTCGAGCAGCTGGCGCGTGTCGCCGGTCGTGCTGATGTTGATCGTGACCGGTGCGCCGCCGCCGCCAGCCAAGCCCATCTGGCGCGTCTCCATGCGGATCAGCGACTCCCAGATGTCTTTCAACTTCGGCAGGTACTCGTTATTCTTTTCGAGCAGGTGTAGCAGGTGGATCTGCGAGTAGCGGACTTCCTTCTCGATTAAGTCAAGCGTCTTGTTCATCGCCGCGAACTGGAAGTTCCCAATGATGCCGCTGATGGCCGAGGCTACCCCGGCCACCGCGCCTACAATCGCCGTTGCTCCGCCGGACGCTGCCGCTGCCGCTCCACCGACAGCCGTAGACGCGCCGCCAGCCACGGCCGGAACCGCAGCGCCCGCTGCGCTTGCCGCGCCACCCACAACGCCGGGAATGGCCGACGTAGCCGCCTTCGCCGTGCCGCCAAACAACCCGCCGATGGCCCCGGCTACGCCGCCGAGATTGGATAGCAGCCCGCCCAGCGCCTTTATGACTTGGTTGATGCCGTTCTCAATCACAGTACGGATCAGGCTCTTCGCAATCTGCTTGCCCAGCTCCTCAAACTTCTGGCCCACCTTGCCGCCGCTTACGATGATGTCGGCCAGGCCGCGCGACAAGTCGGTAACGATGGTGGAGACCTGCCGGGAGATGGCCTGCTGCGTCCGCTTCCACTCGCCCGCCGTGTCGCGCGACAGAATCTTTATCATCTCGGCGTTGCGCTTGGCGGAGCGCGCCTGCTCTGCGCCGGTAAGCACGGCCTCGCCCGGCAGGCCCGGCATACCCATGGGATTCGGCAACTTGCGAATGTCAATGGCGCTGCTGATGTCCGGTGGCATTTCCGCAATCCGCATCTCGCGCAATGCGGCGGCGGCAGCCCCCGCAGCACTGCCGTATTTCACCAGCGCAGCTACGCCGTCGTTCAATCGCTGCGTGTAGTCGGATTGCAAAATCGACAGACGCTCTTTCAGCACAGCCGTCTTGAAGTCTTCCTCATAGCTAGATACGACTACTTGGCGATATTGCTCTATAGCACCCGTAGCCGCCGCCGACGCTTGCGTCAACGATTGCGTGGCAGCCGTTGCCGCGCCGGTCACTTGCCCCTTGGCGCTCAAGCTCTTCGCGATTTCCAGTAGCTTCGCGTTGAACTCGTCAAGGCCGATAGCCCCTGACCGATACTGCTTTTCAAGTTCGGCCACCGCCGGAGTCTTGCCGCGCAGCTTCTTGAGCAGCATTTCCGTCGTATTCGACAGATTCAAACCAGAGCGATTCAGCGACTCTTGCGCGTCGTACCACTGATAACCGGCGTAGGCCAGAGCCGCCAAGCTGGCGACGGCCACGGTGGCGGCCGCTGAAAACACGCCGATGGCAACAGCCGCCGCTTGCGTCCCCGCCGCTACTCCAGCCATGGCCAGCACCTGAGCGTTCAGCGCCGCGCCAAACGCACCCACGACGCCGATGATAGCGGTAATGGCGACTTTGAGCTTTATAATGCCCTGGATAATCGCGGCAATCTTTTCGGCCATTGTGCCGAGCACTAAGATGGCGACCGGCAGCGCAGCAGCAAATGCGGCCAACTCAATTACGGTTGTCTTTGTGCTATCAGACAGACCGTTGAACGAATCGGCAAGTGCCTTCGCGCGTTCAACGCCTGGGTTGAGAAACTCGTCGATGACCTTTTGCCCGACTGGCAGTAGTGCCTTTCCAAACTCCGCCGCCGTCTGCGTCGCCGCATCGCGAAGATTCTCCAGACTGTTCTTGAACGTGCCGCCCGCCCGGTCGCCTTTGGCCAGTTCGTCAACGATGATGCGAATGAATTGCTGCGAAGAGATGCCCAGCTTCTCGAAGGTCTCGGCTGGATTGCCCAACGCCGCTGGGCCAAACTTTTCCTTAATGATGGCGGCTATTTGTGGGATGCGTTCAATGATCGGATCAAGGTTCTCCTTCGTGACCTTGCCGACCGCGCCCAGCTGAGATAGTTGCCGGATGACTTCCGAAAAGTCCTCGCGCCCGCCGCCAACCACTGCCAAAGCGTTGCCCAGTTCGCTCATAATGCGGCGCGAATCCGCGGCGCTATTGCCCAGCGTCTGCAATCGGATTGAGCCCTTGACGGCTCCTTCGAGCCCTAGGCCCGGCAGCTTCGCAACTTCCTTCAACCGCTGCAGCTCGTCAGCCGCCGCGCTGGTCGACTTCATGGTAGCCGACAGGCCTTTCGACAACGTCTCCATGTCCGACGCGGCCTTGAGCGCCGCAGCACCAGCCAGCGCAAGCGGTGCCGAGATCCCAATCGACAACGCCTGCCCGGCCTGCGCCACGTCCGCACCGAAGCGCTTGATTTTATTCAGGCTGGCGTTGACCTTCTTATCGAAGTCGTCGGTCGATGCCCCGATGCGGACAATTAGGTTGCTGAGTACAGGCATTAGCGGCGACCTCGCGCCTTAGCCGCCGCTTCTTTCGATGCCCGATCCTGCTCCTGGTGCTTCATCTCCAGATACGCTCCCCATTCGGAAAACTCGCTCGATGACATCGTCGCCAGCAACTGCCCAACTGTCATGTGTAGGTGCTCGGCGAGCGCAAATGCAAACTTACGCTCGCCGGTTAGTTTTTTGCCGCTTCAGCCGCCGCGTTCTCGGTCAGGCCGGAAATGCGGCAGATTTCCGTTACGACGCGGTCGATAACGCTGCCGGACATCTTCAGTAGCGCGTCCTGGTGCGCCTGCTCAAAAACAGGCTTGCCCGTCTCTGGGTCAAACGCCGACGCGATCAGCAACCGCACCATGGCCAGCGCTGGGGTTTTCTTGGCGTCTTCGCCGAAACGGATGCGTTGGCCAGCGTCCATCTCGGTGATTCCAATCTTCGCGTCCCATTCGGGCACGTCGATCACTTCCGTTTTAAGTTGCACCGCTAAAATGCGGTCGGCAAGAGTCTTCATGTTAATAGTCTACGATTCCAATCGTCGAGAAAGATACGTTCTCACGGATGATCTCGTTCTCGCCGACGCTAATACCGACCGACGATTGCGACGCGCCAAAGCGCCAACGGACGGTGTTGGAGAAGTCGGCGTACAGGTCGATGACGTAGTAGCTGTTGGAGTTGGTCACGAAGTACGCGTCGTCGTAAAACCGGCCAAACGTACACGTGCCCTCACGCTGCACGACGGCCCGCGACTTCCAGGCGTCGCCGAACACTTGGACCTCTTCGAGTGTCGGAGTGATATCCAGTGTCCAGTCGGTGCCCTGCGCGGCTTTTGACAACGTCAGGAACGAGCCGGTTACCGTGATCGCGCCAGCGGGCGTGTAGCTCGGGAAAACAATCTTTCCGTTACCCCACGCGACCTGATACAACGCCGGAGAAACCGTCGTAACGCCGTCAAGAACAGTCAGCGATGCGTTGGGATTGATCGCCCGGCGGGCGGCCAGCGTGATCTGGTAGACGCCGCCGCCTAGCGCGGTCGTCGCCTGCCCGGTCATGCTGGTACCCGCCCCCGTGGCGAGGTAAATGTCTGCGTTGCGGCCTGCGAGAACTGCCATAAGGCCTCCTAGGTGTAGCTGAGCGCGCCGCTGCCGGTAAACGTATAGCTCGCGGTCACCAGCCCGTTCTCACTGGCATTGATCGACGCCTGCACAAAGGCAGTGCCGCTGTAGTAGTTGGTGCCGTTGATGTAGAACCGCGCACTAACCGTCGTACCGCCCAAGAACGCCGTACTCAGCGCCACGTGGCCGTTGGTGTCGGCGTTGTCGAAGCGGCCGCTTGCCGTGCCGCTAAACTCGCGGATGGTGGCCGTGCGCTCCTTCCAGGTGTCGCCGAACGACTGGGTCTCTTCGAGGCCGGTAGACACGTCCAGCGTCCATGTGTCGATCTCCAGCACTGTGTTGGTGGTGAGTCGAAAACTGCCTGCGTTGCCAGCGAGAATTGCCATATGTGCTCCTTAAACGTCGTGGATGATGTCGAACTCCACGACCGTTGCGTAAAGTTTTTTGTCGGTTTCGAGCGCGTCTTCGTACTCGTTTCTGCGCCCGTTCAAATGCGTGCTACGAACTGTGAGGCCGCTGGCTGTGGTGATGGCCGCCTCTTGGCCCATGATGGCGGTGTAGACGATGTCGGCGAGGTCGTCGCTGGCCTTGCCATTGCCCTGCGCCATGCAGTAGATGTTGATCGGCCGGCGTGTTGCGGTCGGATTCGCCCCGATGGAATGAAACTGCTGGTCGTCAATCATCTCCACCACGATGCACGGATACTTAGTCGCCCGGCCTTGGTCGGCGTGCGCGTCGTATACCCGCGTGCCCACCAGCGCCGTTACTGGCGCTTGCGTCTGCAGGTACTTATACAGCGCCTGGTAGAGCCTCATGCCGCCCTCGCGATCGCTTCAAACGCGGCCTTGGCGCGGGCTTCGATGAGTCGCTTGATCTGCAGGCGCTTCGCCTTGATGGAGTCGCGAAAAAAGAACGCGGGCCGTGCGCCAGGGTGCTGGATCTTTGTGCGGACCTGGTCGCCGAGCCGCGCCAGCCAACTGAACGCCGCGCCGCGGATGCGCATTTTTTTTCCCTGAATCGTGCGAGCCTGGGTGCCAAACTCAACCATGAAGGCGTGCGGCGCCAAATCCTTCAACGTAAACGTGTAGGCCTGCAGAAAAAATTTGTACTTGCGGCCTTTGGCCGACTTGACCGACTTTTTCAGATCCCCAGGATTGCGGATCGCGCCGAAGCGATGAGTCGGATAAGGCGCAACCGGCGCGCGGCGCTCCACTTCATCTTCGAGCATCTTCGCGCCCTGCAGGATCGCGTCCTGCAGCGCTGGCCCTTCGGCTGTAGCCATGAGCTTCTTAAACTGCTGCGTCAGTTCGTCCAGCCCCTCGACTCTGATATTCCGCGCCCGTGCCATTAAATCAGCACCTCCAGCGCTTGCATCACGAGCATTTCGTTGCGCTCATCGGGGTTCAGGATCGTGCGGATGTTGAAATAGCGCGTCTTCCCGGTCTTTTGGTCAGCGTACTTGACCCGCATCTCTGGCTTCAAATCTTCGATGTACCGTAGCCGGATCGTGTGCGTCAGATCGGCCATGACTTGGCGCGCCGCAAAAAACTCGCGCCCGTTGCCGGTCTCGATACTGGCCCAGGTCGTCGCGTACTCGGTCCATGTGTCGGTGCGGTCGCCGTTGGCGTCCACGGCAATCGTCGGCTCTTGAATGATGATTAGATGCTTCAAAGCGCCTGCCCTCATAACCACACCCGAAACGGCGCAATCAGCGCCGAGACTGCGAACGGCAGTTCTTTCTCGTCAATTGCGGAGGTCGTACCGATGATGACGGCTTCCCGATGCTCATAAAAATGCGCGGCCAACATGCGAATGGCCTGGCGTAGCTGGTGCGGTACCTGTGTCGGCAACCCGTACCCACACGTAAACTGCACTTCGACAGGATCGGTGTTGCGGAGCGTGTCGGTCGGCCAATCCTTCTGATACTCCAGGACGATGGCTCCCGGCGTCCGCGCCGTCGATACGCCGTACTCGGTTGCCGCAAACGTCCGCTGTGTGCCGGTCGAGTCGGTGTACTTGACGTGCGCGACCGAAACCAGCGGCGAGTACGGCAGGTGGATAATGCCGCTGACCGGAAAGCAGTCCAGGAACATCTTCCAGGTCTGCGTCAGACAGCGGCGGTTGGTGATCGTTTCGATGTGATCCGTTGCCGCAAACAAATACGGCTCCAGCTGCTCTAGCGGCTGGCCCATGGCGCGGGAGTGCGCTTCGAGGTCAGCCGCTTCGAGCGGGTAGCCGGTCGGGCCGGTCACGAGCTGGAGACGTAGGTCCATATGTTAGGCAATTTCAGTTGCGGTAGCAGAGCCGCCGAAGCGCGGGCCAGCCAGAGCGATAGCGATGCCGCCCAAAACAGGCGAATCGACAACCTCGACGCATTTGAGCCGGACGCAATGGTAGCCGCTGGCGACCAGCTCCTCGACGTTGACCTGAATGGCGTAAATCTGGCTGCTACCAGCGGTCGTGGTAAAACCGGCCGCCGCGCGTGTCGTCATCGCGCCCTGAACGTCGGTCGACGTGATGGACTTGCTGAGAAATCCCACAGCGCTGGTGTTGGTCGGGACGAAGTCGTCACAGGCCTCAACAGTGATAGTCGAAGTGCCAGTTGTGCCAA